AAATGGGTGCATAGTCATTTTGACTCTGTGTAAAGACATTCTCATAGATTCGTTCAAAGGCGATCTCTTGCTTTCCCTTTTTCATCGCTTGTTGTGTCTCACCATCCATATAGACATGCCGTGTTTGAAGTATAAGAGTCGGTGTTCCGATAGATAGACGATCAAGAGGCATGAATGGCTGAGGGCTCGATGATGCCGATGTCTGTATTTGTAGCGGTATCAACCACGGTTTCGGCTTGATCTGTCCATCAGATGACTCCACTAGATCTTCCAGCTTCCTCAGAAAGCAACGAAGACGATAGGACTGCTGGGGCGTTGAATAGGCAGGAAATCCTCCATCCTCAGAACTCTGGCATCCCAGAATCGGAAGTTGGAGTCTCAGCCGTCCAGGAGTTGCATTTCGAGCTATGGCAATAGGACTATCTTCACGAATTCCTGTCTGTTTGGCTTCCAGAAAAGCAGAGTTTAGAGTTCCTCGTGTTCTGCTGCAGGCCCACAAGGCATCTCCACTGAACTCCTGAATCAGAATATTATCCTGAAGAAAATGGATCTTCTCAAACAAGAAATATCCAATTCCATTTGTATAGCCATAGCTGTTACCTGAAAGATCTGTTATTACACTTTGACCGTTCAAGGGGGCTTGACTCGGTGGAAGCCACGTTGGAAGATCTATCAGAAGTGTCGGTTCGATAAAGACATCCCCTGCCATCTCAATCTGAAATTCGACGCTTTGTCCAAAGTCGGGCCCATTTAAGGGTGGAAGGCTCCGTAGCTCGTGAATGTGCGGTGGCGTCGGCCCATACCGATTATCAAACAGGTTTTTGGCTTCTTTTGTGTCCTCAATGAAATAGACATCTTTATTACCTCGAGCTACAAGCTCGTATAAAGATCCCTCTATGTTGAAACTCATACTACACTAGTTGGTTATTTCCTTACCTTTAAAACAATCGTGGCGGCTTTATCTGCCTCTGTCGGTAACGTGAGTTCTGCATCTCGATCAAGCCACGTAAACTCAACAAGACCCTTGAAGGGTGTGCCATTCTTGATCCACACATTCATGTGATCACGAATGGTATTATACCCTGGTTCTCTCTCAGTAAGACCAAGCTCCTTGAGCTTCTTTATGAGAGTGATGGATTCCTTGACTCGTTCTGATACGGGCTTTTCTGCCATTCTAGACTCTACTAGTGAGGTTCTTTAACTCATAGATCAACTAAATGGTCCCTGTGTAGAGTTACAAGTGCTATTAAATTGCTTACCCTGATAGAATAACTGTCTATCCTGATAATTCGTGAAATTCAAGATAATACTGCTGGGTAATGTAGCACATGTGCTAATGTTCACTCTCGGTTGTGTGACACTAAGCTGTGCTTGTATGAAATTAAAGGCCGTGCGGCTTTGTAATTTGCGGATGATGTCACTGGCGTCCATTCTAACCATAGACCCTAAAGAATGAAATCTACAAAAACAAAGAAATGTGTGGAATCTGGTATTGCCTGGGAAAAATAACACCCATGTATCATCCTGGAACATGGGTGAAGGCCCTATCAGCAAGAGGACCGGAAAGTATGGTAATCAAAGAACTCTATTCATCCACAATGGGATTCACACGCCTCGCAATCAATGGTCTCAATGAAGAGGGCATGCAGCCCTTTACAAATGGTCCTCTCCACTGGATGTGCAATGGTGAGATTTACAACTGGCAAGACATTGCTCTCTCAGAAAACAAGTCTGGATCCGATTGTGAAGTTCTCGGTGACCTCTATCTCCAGTTTCAGGATAATCTACCATCATTCTTTCGCTCACTCGATGGTGTCTTCTCGATTGTAATTGTAGATGAGGGTAGAGGACGTGTTGTTGTCGGCCGTGACCCCTATGGCGTTCGTCCTTTATACATCGGAACGAAGAATCAGTATAGCGTGATTGGTGATGGAATTATTCGATATGATCCTTCTCATATTGTCTTTGGTAGTGAACTCAAATCTCTTGTCCCCTTTTGCGAGACTGTGGTTACCTTTCCTCCTGGCACCTTTCAGATCTGGGATATCTTTACTAAAAAGATGGTCTATACTGAAAAATATCACACTGTTCCTTGGCTTACAAACCCGCTTTATACATCTGTAAATCCCTGCGGGCTTGAGATGGCCTGTATGTCGCTGCGTTTTGCTTTAGAGGATGCTGTTAATAAACGTATGCTGATGGAGCGACCTGTGGCGGCCCTTCTCAGTGGTGGAATCGATAGTAGTTTGATTGCGTCTCTTGTTCAGAAGTCTTTGCGAGCAGCTGGAAAGCCACCACTCAAGACATTTAGTATCGGAATGCAGGGTTCAACCGATCTGAAGTATGCGAGAAAGGTTGCCGATTGGATCGGAAGTGATCACACAGAGATCTGCTTGACGGCGGATGACTTCTTCAAGGCGATTAGTGATGTGATCTATGCAATCGAGTCATTCGATACCACAACAGTCCGTGCTTCTGTCGGAAACTGGCTTGTCTCAAAGAAGATTCGTGAGTTATCAGATTGCAAGGTTGTCTTTAATGGTGATGGATCCGATGAGGTCTTTGGCTCCTACCTGTATTTTTACAAGGCACCGAGTGATCGTGCGTTTGAGGAGGAAGTTACACGCCTGCTCAATGACATCCACATGTTCGATGTTCAGAGAAGTGATAGGAGTATCAGCAGTCACGGACTCGAGCCGCGGACACCCTTTCTCGACAAGCAGTTTGTCGGTGTCGCTCGTTCGATTGCGACAGAATGGCGTCGACCTGTGAAGGGTAAACAGGTTGAAAAGTGGATTCTGCGAAGAGCATTCGATGACGGGGCTACCTTGCCCCACGATGTTCTCTGGCGTAAAAAGGAAGCCTTTAGTGATGGTGTCAGTAGCCATGAAAAATCATGGTATGAAGAGATTCAGGAACGGGTTGCCTCACTGATCACGACGGAGAAGCTTTCGAACGCGGCATTACAGTATCCTGTTCTCACACCCAAGACAGCTGAGCAGTATTATTATAGACATTTGTATGAAATGCACTTTGGAAAGACCTCAACAGTTCCCTATTTCTGGATGCCTAGTTGGAGTCCCGAAGCGACAGATCCGAGTGCAAGGACTCTAGGATCTGTATATGAAACATCGTAGCTGTTGTAATGAGTGCAAATCCAATACAAAGATTGATAGGATTTTCAAATACAATTCCAATCATCACTTGAAAGATTCCAGTGATGATTGAAAGACGAATAAAGTTAAAGGTATTCATTTTTGTGACATGAATGTAGGGTTGCTTTTGTTCAAATTTTAAAACCGATTCTCGATCCATGCATCCCACGGAACAGGCTCAGAGCTGTCCCAGTGCTCCGCCCTATCAATGTGGAGCTGTCTACGTCTGTTCAGAACTGTAACATCGGCATGGGTGACAGTATACTCCTCGAGAGTTCTGAGAACATGGGCGATCTGCTTTCCTGTGAGCTTACCGCAGGTGTAGATGTCCATTTGAAGAAGACATTTGCTTTGATTGTTGTTCAGAATTCGAACGTCAGGATTCTTCCAGAAATGCAGGGCAATATGAGATGTCTGAATCGGAGCAATTCCTGTCAAGCCCTCGTTGTAGTGGGGGTTTGTAACATAATATGTCTGAACAGGAGCTAGAGATGCCATATCAATATCCTTGATAAGCTGGTGTATCTTACGTTCCATTGCGGCCTTATCATCGGAAGAAGGACATGTTGCTGTCTCGGCCCTCAGTAACATGTGGTGATGCTGAATCTTTTCTTTTCCATTATTTTTACGGTTCTTGCGTGTGTTCATTCCTACAAATACTCAACGAATTCTGGTTTTATAAGAACCATTAGGAAAACAAATGCAATCATTGTTAAAAAGATTCCTAGACGCAAAAAAAGTGACTCTTTTACGAGAAATCCGATAATTGTCTCCGAAAGGCCCCAAATACCAACCCACCAGAGAACCGTAATGAGAGAATAGCCGAGTGACTTATATCTCTGGGATAAAGGTATGTGAGGTGTATCCATCTACAGTAGCTGTAAATTTGAAACTCGACGAGAGTTCTTGGGTATGCACAAAAATGGCCACCTGTCAAGCACGTCGATGTAAAGAAGGAGCAAAATACAAGATTGATTTGAGTGGAACACAGGGTTCTTTCCATGTTGAACTTACGTGTGAAGAGACCTGTCTTCCTGGAAAACGGGTGTGTAAGGAGTGTTCTGTTCAACAACAGCAAGGTAAGCACAAGAATCAATCAAAGTCCTGGCAGGGATTTATCGGTGAAGAGTTTCCTGAATGGAGCCGAATTGTGGGTTCAGCAAAGTATCTGGCGAAACTAAAGGAACGAGGCTTACCCATTCCAGAGGATATGGGTCGACCTAAGAAAGCTGATGCTACGGAAGCTGAAAAGAAGCCTCGTGTTAAGAAGGCTATCAAGATCAAGGATGAGGTTGTCGAGCCTGTAGCTCCTGTTCCTGTAGCTCTTGTAAAAGAGCCAGTCCAAATAAAGGCCATAGAGTCAACACAAACAGCACTTCATGATATTGAGGTTCAGGTCATCAAGGTGCGTAAATTCGAGATTAATGGACACAGTTACTTTATGGATTCAAACAAATACAAGCTGTATAAAGTCGGCAGCGATAAAAAGCCTGGAGCGTATCATGGACGCTGGAATCCTGAGAAGGAAGAGATTGATACTCATTTTCCTGATTCCGACCGCGAAATCTAAACTCTAGACACTAAGTAAGAATATGGAGATTAGAAAAGAAATTCCATTACATCCATTTTTATTTGTAGGATGCTGGAACAATCCAACCACTCGCGACTATGAACGCGTTTTTGAAAGAATACGTGCAGATCCTATTACAACACTGATTCTGGGTGGTGATAATATCTATCCTATAAAACATGCAGATGGAAGTAAAACGTATAATCTGGGTGAAGTCGAAAGGGGGTATGAAATTATAAGACAAGGAAAAAGCCTCGTGTATACTGCAATAGGTAATCACAATGTAACAAGTAATGCTGTTTTTGAAAAGGAGAGAGAATTATATAAACTCACAAGCACATACTACTGTGTCCATTTTACTGATGGCTACAGCCTCATTTTTCTTGATACAATGTTACTTATTAATGAAGATGATGACCGCACCGAGGAACTTCAAAAAATGCTTGAATGGTTAGCTGGTATTTTATCAACAGGCATTCGTTATTATCTTATTATTCATCATCCGATTGTTGGATTAAGAGGAAAAGGGCCATGGACTCTTCCTAACAAGAATAGACTTCTAAGTGTCCTAAAAGACAACACTCCAATTTCAGTCTTTTGCTCGCATCTTCATATATTTCAGAGTGGACTCATTGAGTTTCATAATACAAGTGAAAGTGCCGAGAGAGGCTCACCTGATTTAGGATTATCGATTAAGAGAATTCCGCAATATATTGTTGGAACAGGAGGTGCTAAATTAGATGATGCCCCATCTGCTGGAACTCACTCGATTATAGAAGATGAAGGTAAATTCATATACAATATACGTGAAACACAAAAAATAAATGGGTATAGTCGTATTATGGAACCAGGTCATTTTGAGTTTGTCCCTCTTAGGCTAAGTGGTGGGTATCGAAAGACAAGATCTAGGTCGCGTCGCTTCCGCCGATCAAAGCGTTCCAGGAAACAGGGAAAGCGAGCCTGAGAAGACCATCAAGCTGCGTAGCATAGTCACGAATCTCCTTCTGGGCCTGTGGATCCAGGCGAAGCTTACAAAGACGAGCATACGCATACAAAGATGCAGTCTCAATGAACTCCGTATACATTCCCTGAGGAAGAACCGTCCTGGCCAGCTCAGGAGCCACCTTCAGATGTAGAAGATACGCATAGGCCTCCTCCGCCTTCTCATTGAGCTCCTTGATAACCGTGTGGGCTGTCATTGAGTTTTCAACAGGAGTCTCCTTGGATCCCTGCTTCTTATTCGTATCACGCTCCCTAATCTCATCCTCCTTAGGAAGATACAGCTCTACATCAGTGTCAACGTAACGACGCGAGATCTCATTGCGAGAGAAGCCGACCGTGTGACGGAACCACTCTCTCGCCACAAAGATCGGCATCTTCAGACGAAGACGAATCTGCGGATGAAAGAACGGACTGATGTGACCGTGCGAGGCGAGATACTTGATCAGCTTTGCATCTCCCTCCTTGAACTCTAGCGACTCTTTCGCGAATGACACACGAGCGGCATTCACGACAGTTAGATCATTTCCAAAAACCTCCTGCACCTCAATCGAACCCTTATCGAGAACGGTGACCTTTGACATTCTTTCTGCTAGGTTGGTGGCGGGCCTTGCGTTTAATTTTACTTACGCGTTTACGTGTGCCACCCTGCTGCTTGCAGTTATTGCGTTCGGGCTTCGCAGCCCCAGATGCAGCATGAGCTGCAAGAGCCGCTTTCGCCATCTCCTGAGACAAAAACTGCTGTTGATTTAAAAAAGCTTCTCTGTGTGTGTTCATCGCTCTCAGTCTAGCTGTAAGAGACCCTGTTTCCTTTGTATTTCTTACAGGCATGGGTCTAGGATGATTTATTCCTGAACGAGCCTCCGCCAATGCAGCAGCCTTATTTGCCCGTGTTTGGCCAACTCTAGCCGCTCTTGCATTATTGTTATTTTCAAGCTGTTTCACATTTGACACCGGGTTATTAAGAAACTTTACACCTTTTCCTTCTGCAACATTCATTCTACTATAGAGACAGGAGTTACTGTCTTGATTCCCTTCGGAAAGCAGTGATCAGAAAGCTTCTCCACCGTCGGCAAATACAGAGAGAGTTCATCCGAATGATACGGAGGTCGCGGAAAGCCATTAAACTCAGATGCTGTTACACTGGTATAAGCCCCCATATTCGGAAACCAAAGCCAATCACCCACTTCCAGCTCCTCCATCTCTGCCGCCTGTGCAATCATGTCGAGACTGTCACAGGTGCGACCAAACAGAGTCCCCTTCACCTTCTTTCTCGGAGGATCCTTGTGATATCCAATGGGAACACGTAGCCACGTCGGCTTCTTGTGGTCAAACGGAATACACGAGAACTGGCCATACAGACTTTCATCAATCGTGTAACGCCATCCATCACCCGTCAGAGATGGCTTCTTACCAATCACCTGAACAAAGAGATCAAAGGAGTTTGTGGCGAAGAAACGACCAGGCTCAGCAATGAACTGAGGCCTTAGCTCCTTTGCGAGACCAAAACTGCTCTGGGCCATGCCACACCGAATTACACGTGCATACTGTTCAAAGAGAGCTTGATCGGCCATGAATCCACCACCGATGTCAATTGTTGTCGCGGGATGTTCATGTGCTTTCATTGTTTTGAGTGAAGACATCGCCAGGTTGATAGCGGCCTTGTATTGATTAGGGTCCTCGCAACCAGATCCTACATGAAAGGAAACGCCCTTCAAAGCAATTCCCTTGTTTTTTGCATATATCGATAAGTCGGTAACCTTTTCAGGTGCAAATCCAAACTTTCGGCTAAAAGGCATGATACTATTTTTGTCCTCAACAAGAAGACGAGCAAACGCTCCACCTGTCCACCCAACAGAGACAAGCTTATCCACCTCCTCAAAGGAGTCAATCACCGTCGTTGGAGATCCTAGAAGCTTGGCCTTCTGAAGATCCCGTAGCGGTTTACATGGATTTGCATAGACAACACTTGTCTGAAATGTTTCATTCCCTCCTAGTTCAGCAACCTCCATCATCTCTCGGCCCGATGCACAATCAAATCCTGCTCCTAGCTGCGATAGCTGTGATAGAAGAAGACGATCAGGATTGCACTTGACCGCATAGAATGGTCTAATCATTGGTAACTCTCTTCGCCACAGGTTCCAAGATGCCAGAACACGACCCGCCGTATACGCATAAAACGCTCCATGTGTCCCCTTGAAGGAACGAACGAGTCTCTGTAGTTTCTCCAGTGTTGCTTAGATAAATAGGGTTTTGAAATAAAGGCTTAAGCCTTCGAACGCATTCAATTTTAGTGAACATGACCATCCACCTTGATGTCGTCGCAGGACTTGCCAACCGTATACGTGCATTAATTTCTGGAATTTGTATGGCCGAAGACTTGGGGACAAACCTCGTCGTCCACTGGTATCCGTTCAATCGGGCCTGTGCATGCCGTATCGAGTCGATCTTTGATATGCGATTCTTTCCTTCGTTTGTTTCTTTTTCTGATCAGCCTTTGAATGCGGCTCGTGAATGCTTATCAGCTGCCGATATGATCAAGTTTCGAGACCTCTATAGGGCAAAGGGTTCCATCGAGATCAAGTCCTATGGTCGGTTTCATACAACGGATCCTAATCGATGGCTGCGTCATCTTCGTGCCACAAAGCCGTCACCAGAAGTTTCTTTTGAGCTAGAGGGAAGACTAGCAGATATTGACTTCTCGAAGGTTATCGGCGTGCATATTCGACGGGGCGACAATGAAAAGGCCATTCAACAAAGTCCTTTTCAGGGTTTCAAACTGTTTCTCGAGTCCACGAATAAACCGTTTCTGCTTGTGACCGATGATGCAGCCATCAAGGATATGCTGACATCTATGTTTTCGGATCAGTGTTTTATTGCTGCGAGAATGCTTTCACGTGAATCTGAAGGTGGTATGAAGGAAGCGGCAATTGACTTCTTTGCACTGGCTCGGTGCCCTACCATTCTAGGCTCGGCGTGTTCTTCTTTTTCGGAGATTGCGGCTCTTTATGGTGGCTCTACTTTGACGCTTATGACGTCTAGTTGATTTCCCCCCTTCCCTCGTCCCCCCTTCCCTCGGTATGATCTCAGGATAGGCTTCCCAAATCTCTTGAATAAAGGCTGTATTCAGTATTTCGTTTTTTATAGGACGTTGAACTGTTGGAAGCTGAGAACGAATCTCAAAGAATGCTTTCGCAAAGGGCGACGGATTAGCTGGTAACTTTTTTTGTGTAGTAATTATTTCCATCTCTTTTTTATATGTTGCAGCATTGGCCTCTGGAAAGGCATGAAGGCCCAAATATTCTAATGCTAACCATGCCTGAACTTCTTTTAATTGTTTAGGGCCTGATAAAAAGTTCTTACCAAATCCCATAAATAATTTTAGACCACGCTCATTGTATCCAGCAAAAAAGGTGTTTTCGCCAGGGAACGCACCAGTCGGATGCCTCGCTGAATAGTTTGGATGGCCCCAAATATAAAAGGTATCGCCTGTTCTGAGTTCAGTATCTCTTTGAACTTCATTATAAAACTGACCTACTAGTTGAATAAACGTAAGCATTCGTTTTGCTTTTTGTTTATCGAGAACCATCGATTCTGCTTGATCTTGAGTTATAACACCACTAGATAAGTATTGACCAATAATACCTTTGTTTTTGCCACCATATCCTTGAATACTAGGATAAAGGACTCCACTTCCTTGATCCGTTAATTTTGAATCCAGAAACTCAGTTCTTAAGAGCTTATCTGCTAGTGATTTAACGGTAGCATTAAGAATAGCATACTGGACAATTTTTTGAGCAGATGTGCATTCCATTGCCCAACCTGATTTTGTTTTTAATGAGGCTAACGCAGAATCCATTGACTGATCAAACTTCGGAATACTATAATTGCTTAATGTGTCATAATTTTTAGGATATACGGGCCCAAAGATACGACTGGGATATACAGGAATTGGATACCATCCAGGTATTATAAATTCATATGTGTATGTTGCCTCGGATCTATCCTTGTGATTTGTGTTTAAATCGGCGTATGTATCCATGATGGCTTTAAAGGCAATTCTTCTTATTTTAACTTCCATTTCACTTACATGTATACCATTACGGATACGCTTAGGATCCACTATAGTTAACGTAGTTCCTCCATATTGTATTGTATATTTACTAAAATTAGGTTTATTATTTAATGCATTTGCTAACTCTTGATAAGGCTCTGCGGCATCCATTCTACTAAAAAGATTCTCTTTTTTATATGAACCCAGTCAGAATGAATTCACCCCTCGGCATTTCTGATCACAAAGGTCAAAAATCATCCGGACAAGCCATTTTACTACCAAACTCTGTAAAAGAAAGAAGACGCCGATCTTTACTCGTCGAGATTAATAGTCGTGATCGTAATATCAAGTCATCTCCTTCATCTAATAGCTTTCGTTGGAGATTCCAGAGACCCATGAAAGATGTCACAAGTATTCAGATTGTTGGAGGAACTGTCCCGTCTCGCCTCTTTACAGTCAATACAGGCTGGAACTCCTTTACCTTTCTGGAAGGGAGTGTAAGATCAACAGTCATACTTACACCTGGACTCTATACAATGTCGAGTATAGCTACACAGCTCCAAACGCAACTTAACGCAATCAACGGAAAAAACAATACCTATCTTGTTGCTGTTGATCCTGCAACCGATAAGATTACTGTGAGTTTGACAGCTGGATCGACTGCATTTTCCTTTCTATTCGCATCAGGAAATTTTGTAGATTTATATGATTTAAATAATGTTCTTATCATGATTAACTCACCTGCTCGAATTCTTGGCTTTTTGGCAAATGATTATAGTTCTTCAGCTCTCAGTATTACAGCACCAAATGGTGTAGATGTCAGTTTACTTACGAATCGTATCTATTTATATGTAAATAACGACAATTCACAGGATCTAGGAACTATCGAGAGGTCGATAGGAAAACAATCGCCACATGCTGTTTTGTATATGAATACACCGACACTTGACTACAAAACATTTACGACCGAAGTCTTTGAACCACTCTTTCGGTCATCACCTGCTCCCATCGCACGTCTACAAACCTTAGATATCGCCTTGAGAGATGAATTTGATCGCCTTGTTGATCTCAATGGACGTGACTTTACTTTGCTGCTGGAGATTGAGTATTTGGAGTAGACTTGAGCCACTTTACATATGCATGTGTCTTCTCAACGAAATAAGAAGACCCAAGCATTTTGGCTGCAAGCGTGTGAAGCTCTTGGTCTTTCTGTGGTAACGACGCAAGAAACTCCTTACCCTTTTCCGTGACTGCGTGATTGGTCTGTTCCATTTATGCTTACCGTAGTAAAGGCAAACAAAACAATTTTACTGTATAGGGAATGCTAGACGCATTGACTAAAAAAGGCAAGCCTCTTGCCTCTTTTAAAAAAGGTGATACCATTCGTGTCTCAAATAAGATGGT